GTTTTTTTTTTTTTTTGGTTGTGTAAAACACATATTTAACTCAGTTTGAGTCCAAACATCAGAAAGTGGGTCCAAAATAGACCACAAAAAGACTAGCATTTTAACGTGTGCTTAGCACGTTTTTCCCTCACGTGATCAGAGGTACTAAACAGCAGTAAATCTGATAGTCGAATCGACATCAACAGTCAATGAACCAAAAGTCGCTATTCCTTGAACAGCAAACGTAGTGCTACCATTTGACTGAAGAAAGTAATTGTGTGCAACAGAGGCATGCGAAGTGACGCCAGCAATAGCAGTACAATTACTTGTTAGTGAAACTTGAACTGTAACACCATTAACAACAAGCGTTAAGTTCCAAATACATGTAACATTAACACTACCGTCAAGATCACTAACAATATCAATATTATAATTACCAGGGGGTAAAGTGAAAACACCCGAATTATTCACAATGCCAAGTGGATTTACAGGACCAGCATAAGCATTTTGATAAGGAATAATAAACGCTACTCCAGAAGTAGCGACAGGAGCATTAACAATCTGAAACACAGAAACATTGTAATTTGGTTGAAAAGCAAGTGATTGCTCTAAAGCAGGATTTGTAAGTCTAAGCTTACCAGTTACACGAATCTCACCAATTTGATTTGTATTAGCTTGTCCATTAGTCCAGACAAAAGCTTGAGCGCAAATATAGGTGTGAGGATCCGTTCCACCAGGAACATTTCCAGTCTGTTCAACAAAAAACTGCTCACGCAATGATTTAGATTGCAAAAAGGGTTTAGGAAGTTTCAGGGAACAACTTTTGGCTGTTTCAACAATTTGAGAATGATGCAAAATCTCAGCCTGAGCCTGATTACTAGGAGGTGCCTGTGCAGCATCCATAGTAGCAGAAATACCAACAAAACCCTGTGAACCAACCGTAGCAAAAACACTCGCTGAAGGTTTATAATGAAACTCAAGGTCCAAAAACTCGTACCGCTCATAATTTTGAGCTGTTCGAGACATAAAAGGAAGAAATAAAGGATTTCCAGGATTAACCACAATAGGCGTAACCTGAAACCCAGTAGATCCACTGATAAGTGAAATTTGCTCATCAATGGGAACAACAAAAGAACGCATATTACCAGCGGTTGTTACTCCTCTTCCTCCACGCTGTCGTTTCTGTCCTCTCCTCCTCCCCATGCCATTGCGTTGAGGAGGCATCGACTGCGGTAAATTACCTCGCGGTCGGCGCGCTCGCCTCCGTTTCTTAGCCCCTTTTTGGGCAACGGAGATAAGCGCATTCTTTTCGCTCTGTTTGAGAGCAGTAAACTGTTTTTTAGATAAACTCATCAAAAATCTTTTAAAGGGCCCCCCTTCAAGCAGGGCATAACAGAAAGACAAAAAATGGAAAACTATCATTCCTCTATAACTTAGAAATCAAGAAGGAGCTCCGGGAGAAAAAGGCTCTCAAAGCTACCACAACCTGACTCACATCCAGTATAGAACGCATCTATATCGTGCACACTAGGTGTACCTACAAACGCATAAGCTGAAAAGCTTGGGTCTTCTAAATTATTTCGAACTAAATCACTCGAAACTAGAGCTCTATATGCATCGTGGAAGATGTCGAACTTATCAGAAGGACGACTCATAACCATGAGCGTAAAAGCTTTTCCAAGATGTTGAGAGAGTGTCAAAGAATCACTCTCATAGATCATGGTTGTCGCAAGTCTTTCGACATCATACAACGGATACCACAATCCAGACGGCATCTTCTTAAAAGAAGCACCAAGAAAACTTAGGGTGTGCAAATCAGCATCCAAACCACCAAAAAAGAACTTTAATTTAAGTCCATAGTTTCCCAAGTGCTCTGCGAGAAAATCAGGGTCAGTCATTAAACTAAACTCTTCATCCACAGCAAAGACGTTATCATCACCATACAAATTAACTAGTTGATCACGAACAAGTGAAAAAGGAGG